TACCAACTGATGTAATATTCGGTTGAGCAGCAGTTGTTACTGTACCAGCAGTAGTTGCGGCGCCAGTCAACGCACCAGTGAATGTTGTTGCACTCACATTACCTGCACTGATATTGCCAGTAACACCTAATGATGTTAGCGTACCAACACTAGTGATATTTGGTTGTGCAGCAGTTGTTACTGTGCCGGCAGTAGTTGCAGTACCGGCAGTAGCAGCATTCAAGTTTGCAACCTGAGTTGTAGAAGTAACAATAAGAGGAGCAGTACCAGTTGCTACGTTACTGATTAATTGCGGAGCAATCACGTTAGCAGTTGCGAGTACCTGTGCAGTACCTAAGTTTAGTACGTTAGCATTACCACTTACACCTAACGTGCCAGTAATGTTTGCTCCGGTTGATGTAGCAATAATTCTTGCTCCACCTACCGCGTGTAATGTAACGTTGCCATTAGCAGTAATAGTAACGTTACTATTACCGTTCTGCATCAATCCACTGTTAATAGTAGTGACGTTACCTGTAGTAATTGTTGCAGTGCCGTTAACAGATAGAACGGTCAATGTTCCAACAGATGTGATGTTGGGTTGAGCGGCTGTTGTTACTGTACCTGCTGTAGTTGCCGAACCAGCAGTAGCAACACTCAAGTTTGCTACTTGAGTAGTTGATGTAACTACAAAAGGAGCAGTACCGGTAGCAATATTACTGATTAGTTGAGTACCGCTGATATTTCCCGTAGCAATTACCCTCGCAGTACCTAAGTTACCTACGTTAGCATTACCAGTTGCAACGACTACACCACCGGTAGTTAGATTACCACCTGATACGTTACCTGTTGCAACAATAAGTCCACCTGTACCTAAGTTACCTACGTTAGCATTGCCGGTAACACTTAATGTACCACCGGTTGATAGATTACCTGCTGTAGCAGTTCCAGTAACAGTCAATGATGTTAGTGTTCCAACGCTTGTAACATTAGGTTGTGCCGCAGTAGTTAACGTGCCGCCTACTAAGGTTGAAGTGATGTTTCCTGCGTTGACATTACCGCTAACAATAAGAGAAGTTAAACTACCTACACTAGTAATATTGGGCTGTGCTGCTGTAGTTACTGTACCGGCTGTTGTTGCTGATCCGGCCGTAGTTGCAAACGTTGCATTTGCTACAGTACCAGTTACGTTAGCACCAGGAATATTGTTTAGTCCATTAGCATTACCAGTAAATACCCCGGTGTTAGCTGTAAATGCTGCCGCAGTGATAGTATTGTTTACGCCTAACGCAGTGAGAGTGCCAAGGCTTGTGATATTAGGTTGAGCAGCAGTTGTCAATGTGCCGGCTACGAAGTTGGCACTTACTGTGTTGCCACCTGATACGTTGCCCGCATTGATGTTTCCGTTAACGGTCAGTGATGTTAAAGTTCCTATGCTTGTAATATTAGTCTGAGCATTAGTTCTTAGTGTACCGGTCAAGAAATTAGCAGTAACAGCGTTACCTAAGTTAGCGTTAGCGGCACTTAAATTCCCACCTACAGCTAACGCGCCAGACGCTTTGTTAAACGTTAAATTAGCATTACCTGCATAAGTTGAACCACCGTCGTTGAAGATAACTTGTGTATCAGTACCCTGAGCCGGAACAAGAGTTGCAGTATTCCACGCTAAGTTTCCGGAACCGTTTGTCTGTAAGAATGCCCCGCTGACACCACCGCTGATGATGACATTGCTGTTGGGTCCTAAATTAGTTACACCCGCAATAGTTAAACCGCTTAGTGTTCCTAATGCCGTAATATTAGATTGAGTAGCTGCTGCCGCAGTTAATGTTCCGGTTACCAATCCAGTTGAGATATTTCCTGCTGACAAGTTACCTGTTATATTTGCAGTACCGGTAATGTTGGCGCCAGTTCCAGTGACGACCAGTATGTTCGCATTACCGGCTACAGTAACTCTTATGTTACTATTAGCATCAACTCTTACTTCAGAGTTTCCGTTTTCGATATAACTACCTGCTCCGACAGAAATGTTCGTTAATAAACTACCATCACCTTGGAAGAAGTTTGCTTTAGCAAGATTACCTAAGTTAGCATTACCTGATGCTAAGTTACCGGTAACTGACAGTGATGAAAGAGTTCCGACACTCGTAATATTAGGTTGAGCGGCTGTTGTTACTGTACCTGCTGTAGTTGCCGTTGTAGCACTTGATACCGTTCCAGTAACATTAGCGCCTACAATAGAACTCAAGCCATTACCGTTACCAGTAAACACGCCTGTATTTGCTGTGATGTTTGCAGCAGTAATATTGCCATTAACACCCAATGATGTTAGTGTACCGACTGATGTAATGTTCGGTTGTGCTGCTGTAGTGACTGTGCCGGCTGTTGTAGCACTAGTTGCTGATGCTACTGCTCCAGTAACGTTTGCTCCTTGGATATTAGATAAATTATTACCACTACCAATGAAGAAGTTAGCAGTTGCAGCATTACCTAAATTAGCATTGCCGGATGAGATATTCCCAGTGACACCTAAACTTGTTAATGTACCAACACTTGTAATGTTTGGTTGTGCCGCTGTTGTTACTGTACCCGCTGTTGTAGCAGCACTTACTGTACCAGTTACGTTAGCACCGGCGAGTTGTGACAGGCCGCTACCATTACCAGTAAACACGCCTGTATTTGCTGTGATGTTTGCAGCAGTAACAGTACCGCTTACATCCAAGCTCGTTAATGTACCAACTGATGTGATATTGGGCTGTGCTGCTGTTGTTACAGTGCCAGCAGTAGTTGCACTTGTTGCTGCACCGCTTAATGCACCAACAAATGTAGTTGCTGTAATTGAGTTATTAGATAAGTTAGCAATGAGACCAGTGCTTGTTACTTCTGCTATATTTCCGGTAGCTGCGTTTGCAAAAATAATGAAGTTATTACCTGTTCCAGCAGCTACGCTAATGAAGTCTGCAACATTCGCATAATCAACATTCAAATTAGCTACACGAGTTGTTGAGGTAACTACAAGAGGAGCAGTACCAGTTGTGACATTTGAAGTTAGGGTACTTGCAATTACCGCAGTTGTTGCATTTAAGTTACCAACATTTGCATTACCTGTAACAGCAAGCGAAGTGAGAGTACCAACTGAGGTAATGTTTGGCTGTGCTGCGGTCGTTACTGTACCAGCAGTAGTAGCTGCGGTCGCACTTGCTACAGTGCCAGTGACATTTGCACCTGCAATTGCACTTAGTCCACTACCATTGCCAGTGAAGACACCTGTGTTAGCAGTGATGTTTGCGGCAGTAATGTTACCACTTACGCCTAATGATGTAAGCGTACCAACACTAGTGATGTTTGGTTGAGCAGCGGTTGTTACTGTACCAGCAGTTGTTGCCGTAGTTGCCGAGTTTGCAGTACCATAGAAGTTACCAATGAAGTAGTTGGCACTTGCAGCATTACCTAAATTAGCGTTAGCAGCAGACAGATTACCAGTAAAGTTAGCAGTACCGTTTGCATTTATTCCAGTCTGACTAATTACTAATACATTTGCAGTACCTGCAACACTGACGAATACACTACTGTTTGCTGTAGGTATAGAAACATTACTGTTACTGTTTAATATTATATTACCTGGTGCCGCCACAACATTCGTTAGTAAACTACCATCACCTGAAAAGTAGTTAGCTACTGATAAATTACCTAAGTTAGCATTTGCAGAAGTTAAGTTTCCACCGATATTTGCAGTAGATGAAATTGTTAAGTTGTTAGCATTTGCAAGATTACCCAAGTTAGCATTAAGTGAATTGATGTTACCTGTAAAGTTTCCTATGCCTACATTGATATTGCCTGCATTAACGTTTCCGGTGACATTTGCATTGCCGCCGGTTGTGATGCTAGCGGCTGATAGTGCTCCTGAAAAACTTGCTACATTACCGTTGATGGTAAGGGCAACGTTTACAGTGTTTGATGTTATAGTATTAGAGACGTTTAGATTTGCAATTGAGTTTACCGTTGCAGGTAATTCAATAATTAGGGTTTGGGCTGATGTAGTTAACGTGGCTGCGGCAGGTAAAGTGCTACCAGCTGAACCGATTCCCATATTAAGAGTACTAGATTGAACACTGACTTGCGCTATATTAGCAGTTATTTCCACATTTCCGGTAGGTGCATTAACCGTTATACCGGCACCCTCTCTGATAGAAAGTACGGCCTGATCTTGTAATCCAGAGAAAAGTTCAGAGAAATTTTCCTGCGTCTTTACAAATGCAGTGCGAATTGCATCTGCATCTGGGTCGTTGGGAAATGTACCAAAATCAATATTGCGCTGAGCCATGTTTTAAATCACCTGTTATGATGTATTTATCTTTTTGGGCAAATAGCTGCCGCCCATAAAAATAGCCGGGAACTAGCCCGGCTATTTTCGTATTATTGTTATTCTTACTTCTTAATACCTGCAAGAGTTGCCCAATCCATTGGATTATCGTGCATACGGTCATCTTGACCTGCAATGACAGGAATAGTAGTCTGACCAGTTGACTTAGGCTTGTTAAGACCACCAGCAATTACTTTAGTCATGAAGTCAATATCTTGTTCAAAAGTAGTGTCAGATACAGTCTTTCCTGGACCAGCGTTGTTAGCCCACTCATCAACTTTTTCTTTCTTGTCTTTCTTGTCATCGTATTCGATGTCTTTAGTGACTTTCTTTCCAGCTTTCTCGGCCTTGTCGTCGTCTTTACCCGTATGACCTTCGTCATGTTCGATATCTTTAGCTACTTTTTTGCCTGCTTTTTCGGCTTTGTCATCTTCTTTTTCAGTTGATTCTTCAGCAATGAACGAAAGTTTTCTGAAAAGATTAGCGAATGATTCTGAAACAGTTTCAGCTCCTTCATCGCCTTCGCCTTCTTTGCTTTCAGGACCTTCTTCACTTGCTTCGTCGCCATCTTCGTTAACAGTATAAGTGCCGCCCTTTGAACCTGCTTTAGCTAGTGCCATATCCTCTGATGCTTCTGCGTTTTCATCAGCAGTTGATTCTGCCTCACCTGAATCAGGAGCATTGTCTTCTGCTACTTCAAATTCCATTTGGTCTTCTGATTCTACTTCATCAACCATTTCTTTTCCGCTTCCCATTGAACAGCCTGCTTCATGCACACCTTCATATGTTCCGCATTCGTTGCAAGTTGCTTCGTTAGAGGGTTGATCATAGTCACTGCATTCGCAATCGCCGTCACATCCGCAATCTTTCTTATCGGCTGCTTGATGATTACCATAAAGTTGTTCTTCATCGCCTTCTTCGTCAGCATAGTCATCGGCGCCGACTGATTGAATGCCTGATAATTTCTGCATCAAGCCCATCATACCATCATGACCGTCAACTACACCGATATCAATTCCGCCAGCTCCAACTTCGTCAGGTGCACCGTGTGAAGGTTGAACTGACATTGCACTTGAATGTGTGTCAGCATTGTCATCACCGAATAGACCAAGACCTGCGTTCTTTACAAATGCAAGTAGATGTTCTGCTTCTGCATCTTGTGCAGTGATAGTTACTGAGTCAGGTGAGTTCTGCTGACCCTTTGAGATTGAAACTGACAGACCTTCAGTTACTTCTTCGCTCTCGTTTAGAAGTGCATTAAGCTGCTGGTCGAGTGATTCAAACGCATATTCGTTTACTTTAGCATCGTATCCTGTACGGTCAGTGAAAGTCTTTCCACCTACTGCAAACTTACCGCCCTTTGGAGTCTTTGCAAGTGCTGCGGTGAAAGCATTGCCTTCTTCCATATCGTCTTCTTTAGTGAAATCTCTTCCAGCCATTCTATCCATGTCGTATTTTGACATGCCGACTGCAGGATCTTTCTTATGATAGTCATAAGCACCCTTTGCCATCATACCGCCTGCGCCTAGTGTAGCAGCAAGAGCGGCGCCTGCCACAGCTTTACCGAGCTTGCCTTCTTCCATTGCAGCATCTGCCATACCAGGAACTGTTGCTGCTGGCATTGCTGGAGCAGTTTCATACACGCCCTGACCATAGCACTCATCAAGACCTTCTTTGTAGCCCTCGTGATATGCCTTCATTTCTTCTAGGTCTTCGTATCTTTTGCCAGAGTGTGCGTGACCTCTTAGACCGTGTGATTTGCCCTCTAAGCGGGCTGCACTAATTCTGTGATTCATGGATTCATCTACCTTTTTCTTTTTCTTGTCGGCTGCTGCCTTTTTCATTGGTTCTTTCTTGTTACCATCTTTGTCTAGGTCTAAGAAGTCTGGCTTCTTACCTTCATTAACTTCTTTTACTCTAGCATATGCAGGAGCCTTTGATTTAGGATATTTCTTACCAATCAAATCTTTGTAGTTTTCTCTGTTAAATGCATTGTCGATAACTTCAACCTGAGACTCTTTACCCTCTAATGTTGTTGCACTACGGCCTGCGCCTAAGCCAGCACCCTTAGTATCGACTCCGGATGACGACGGGATGTCGCCTTCTTTAACTTTTTTCTTATTCTTATTGTCAAGCATACCGCGCTTGTTAGCAGTTGCCCATGCAATATCTTCTGCTTCGCCTTTTGACTTGCCTAATTTCTTTTCAGACTTTTCAATGTGCTTGACCATACGATCAACTTTTGCACCTTCACCAAGCCCTAATTTACGCTTCATTGCAGGGCTTAAATCTGCGGTCGCCTGTCTTAAATCTTCACGCTCTTGGTCTCTTTTTTCTGCTTTAAGTCCCCCGGCCATAAATTTATCATATTGGTTAAATCTAGCCTTTGTTGCTTTTCCTAAAGGAGTGGAAGGGTCAACATCTAACTCCTCACGCCCATACCCTATCTCTTTTTTCACCTTTTGGCCCCGATCAAATGCCTTGCCCCGTAAATCCAAACCTTGGCGAAATGCCTTATCGGCTGCTCTACCTAATAGTTCAGGTGAGAGTTCGTCAAGCTGTGCTTCCGCAAGTTCGCCAGATTTAATCATAGCATCATATTGGCGCTTTTGAGCAGGACTCATATTAGCTGTTTGTGCCTTAGCTTGGTCTCTGTAAGTTGCTTTCTTTGCGGCAGCATTAAATTTATCTACTTTTTTACCCCAAAATTTGCTCGGTCCAATTCTTTCGTTTCCGAACAAATCCTTTAACTCGGGTATTTTCTTAGCCTGAGTATGTATTCTACGCTCGCCGCCGCCCGGGGTAACGGTCACAGCAGTATCCGGAGTTAATAAACCTCTGTCAATAAACATCTTTGCTGACTTTGTTGATCTTACAAATTCAGGAAAATTACCTATCTCGAAACTGAACGGGTCAGTTAGCGGGGAGTTGATGACAGTTCCTGCCGCTGCCGATTGTCTTTTACCCGCCTCTATGCTTGCTCTACTTAATAGATTAGGTGATAGTTCGTCAAGCTTCTTTTCTTTCATCTGCATCTGACCCATTTGAGGTTGTCCAGTTGCACCAGCTGGAGCAGGCTGACCTGCTGCCGGAGCTTGTCCTGGTTGACCTGGAGCTTGAACAATCTGAACATCTTTAGGATCTAGAGCCTTAAGCATGTTCTGAACGGCAGGATTATTGCTTGTAACAAATCCCATGCCAGCTTGCTTATTCTGCGGATCTAATACAGGAAGAGGCTTTGCGCCTGCAGGAATACTTTCAGAAAGTGCTTCAAACATATCCTTCAGTGATGCAATCTTATTAGAAACGTTGATAGGAGGAGTAGTCGAATCTTCATTCAACATTTTCTTCTTCGTTACCTTAGGTGCTGTAGCTTCTAATTCAGCTAGCTTTTGCATAATGTCTTTCATCATCTGCCTCCCATTGCGCCTGTTTGTGGCTTAGCAGGACGAGTAATCTTGCTCATTGGGCTTTCTTTGCCCATTGTTGCCATTTGTGTTTCTGGCTTAAAAGGATCAAACGCATTTGGAGTCTTCTTACCTTCGTAAGGAATATCAATTGTGTTGTCTTTCATTTGGTCTTTGATGCTATCAAGATAGCTATTGCCATATGCCTTAGCAGCTTCCTTAGCGCCTGGCTGTTCTTCAAGTTCTGTGTGATCTAGTACAGGACTATGTGAAGCTTCGTTAGCGTAGCCTTCACTCTCACTATTGATACTATCATCAAAGTTTGTACTGACAACACGAACCATGTTTACATTATATCCTAGCAACTGCGCAATTTGCTGAATCATTGGTTCAGTAGCAGGATAACGGAACTCTGCTTTAATGATGTGAACTGGTTCGTTCACTAGATCAGGAAAACCATATGGGCTTTTCTGAATAGGAGTAGATACCGGATCAGAAATCTTGATAGGATCGAACTTCTTTAGATTGAACTTGAACATGTCAAGGAAGTTCTTATCAACGTTTCCGGCGACCTTAATAGTGTAATTGTAAGTGTGAACACTTTCAACGATATATTGTTTTAAACTGCGCATATAGGATCCTTGAATATCTTTATTATATATTTATCATTGCTCGTTATTTTTAGTGTTGAACATCTTGAGCAATTCATTGCGGTCTAGTGATTGACCTGCTCCTAAAGGAGTATTCTCAATTTCCTCAGTTTTAGCTGCATTCTTAGCATCTAACTGTGCTTTCTTCATCTGTAAATCAAGCATTTTGAGCTTCTTGTTAATCTTTGCGGTCTTTGCAGTAATAGCATGACCGAGCATACTACTAGCACTGTTGAAGATTTCTGAGCTAAAACGAGACTCAACTTGCATACCTAAATCCATCAAGTCCTTATAACTTGATGTAGCCATCTCAGCTAATTCATCCATCTCACTATCAGCAGCTTCTAAACCACGAATTTGGGGAAGTGCTGCTTCTATTTTATCTAGTGTACTAAGTGCGTTTTCAGTAACTTCTTCTGTTACATCAGGCAATGGAATAGTTAATTCGTTATCATCACCCGATGCAAGCTCAAATAATTCTTCAAGTTTCTTAGTCATGCAAGTATTTAGCGTTACTTACGTCCATTATAAAAGATGTCATCTTCGGTGATGACTCTAAACGTTAATCCGTTTGCCCTACAGTAAGCATTAGCTGCTGCCCATTTTGCATGATTCACTGCAACTATTGCCATGGTTCTTGCATTAGCTCTCTTGCTTTCAATAATGCTTTCTTTTTTTGGTTTGATTTCGACAACTTCAGCAACCTGCTGACCTCTTTTGTTTTGGTATACTACAAAGAAATCTGGGATATAGATAGTTGGTTTGCCGGTTAGGGGGTGTTTATATGGCACTTTAATAGATTCGCTTGCCCAGTATATGATACTATCATTGTTGTCACAGAACGTCATGAATGTAAGTTCCCATCCTGATCTATATCTAGGAGTATGTTTACCTACATATTTTTTAGGGTTCTTTGGGGTATAAAATCCTTGCGCCCACTTACCCACGTTATAGTACTACGTTTCTTAACACCGCTTGATTGGGTTTTGGGACTATACCTATGCCGTATAGTGATGATCTGAGTCTAAACGTATTTAAATAGTAGCACATTACTTTATTCAACTCTAGTTCGTTGTTTACTCCTTTTAAGATTTCTAGTAAAGACAGTACATTGTATCCGCCTTCTTGAGCAATCCTAAATAATAAACTAGTAAAGTTTTCTGCAATTATTCTACTTTTTGAGGTACCTCTAAAGAATGATAGTACTACATCGTATTCAGATGCAGGTACTACCAGCTTAGTGCTGTAAAAATTATCGAAAATTCGTACGGTTTGATCTGCCGTTCTAACTGATGAAATAGCCATAATATTATTTAGTCGTTTAAACTATCGTTGTACCCGTAAATTCTGGTTCACTCGTGAATCCAGAGAAGAATGGGGGATTAACTAGGTTTGCACCGTTATATTGAGTTCCGGCTGTAGTTAAGTTAGTGTTAACTGCTGGAGGCTGAGTAAGTGCGCCAATAACGGGTGCTCCGGCTGTACCTACAGTTCCTGGGCTCATACCGGCAGTTGGGAAATCAAACAACGTATTTCTAGCGTTTGGAGTATTTTGAATTGTATTTCTGAGCATTGCATCTAATTCTGCTTTTACCGTAGTTTTTACGTTAATATTCTTAAATGTGTTGTAAGCTGTTCCAGCAGTTTTAATAGCGCCCAAAATATTGCCCTCGCCTAATGCTTCAATAGTTCCACCCACTGCATCAACAAGTCCGCCTTGACCCAGTATAGTACCATTTGCACCGGGTGCAGAGATAGGGCTTACCGCTGTATCGTAGTTTGCAGTGTCTCCGAATCCTGTAACAATATCACCAGGTGTTCTACCATCTAATGCACCGTAGTTGTATACTACCGTTTCATAGTCGATAGTCATTCTATTCTGCATGACGCCGCCGCCTTCAGAGTAGTTATATGTGTCATGACCGAAAGAGGTTATGACAGGATTTACTAACGAGTATGCGGTAAAGTTATGTTGATTGAATCCGAATACAGTGATATTCTTAAAGAATGGAATCTTTTTACCGTCGTTACTAGTAGAGCCTCCGGTAAAGCCCCAATCATCATCGCCGCTGATTGAAGTGTCATATATATTATTACTGTTGTATGATTTACCACTTGAACTACCGGAGCCGCCTCTATTGCCAGCAAATACTATGCCTGGTTTATTAGCGTCATTGTAGTAGTAAGTATAATATGCTTCCCAAAGCTTTGTGGCTTGGTTGTTATTATCATCATGGAATGTTATTTCAATAGGTTCGTATCTTATTTTAGTCTGCACGATACGTTTTCTATTATATTGGTTTAGCTGCTGAGTTTGAACACTAAATGAGGGCAACTTTACTTCTTTAACCAATAACCCGTAGTTCCCTTCGCCGGAATATGCATCGGGGTTGATATCAAAATATGTATGAAAGAGAAATTTAAGCTTCGGTGCATTCTGATACGAATTCGTTCTGAATGTTTTAGAAGCGTGGGTATAGTCTCTGAGGTAGTCGCTGCCGAAGAAAGCTCCGGCAGCGTCCTGTAATAAACTTTGACCCCAATTTCCTAGTGACATTAATTTGTCCTAATTATTAGGTAGTAGCGCCGATACCTGTAACAGAAGCGCCACCGAATGCACGACCAACAGAAGTACCAACACCTGATTGAAGAGGTGATTGAACTGCGTTATCGTAGGCGATTGAAAGTGCCATTGTTACTGCTTCTGAAGTACCATAGTTAAGTGCGTTATAGTTAACTGACTTCAAGAAGCAGCCATATAGTTCCCAAGTTTCAAGAACAGTAGGAGCTAGTGCGCCGTTACCACCGTCGAGAATTTCAACGTTTGTTTGGAATTTGTAGTCTTGACCAGTTGCAGCAGATGCCTGCTCAACGAAGTCAAGTTGCTTTTGCAACTGCTGACCAACTGCTTTCGAAACGGTTCCGGATGCATCGTCACGAATGTTGACTGACATATCCGCCCAAGTGTGCTTACCTGCTAACTTTAGCGTTGAGTTGTAAATCTGAATTGGAATTTCAGCGAAAGAGACGTTTGGTCTTGAGCAATCTATAACTTGCTTAGTCAATTGAAGTCCACTGTCGGAATCAACCCCAAAGTTCAAAAAATTGACTCTAAAGCGGAACTGTAGTTTAGGCATCAACAGACCCTGGTTGCCGCCTGCGTTATCAGATGCTACGGTCATGTTGAACAATGATTGTGAGGCTGTCGCCATTTGTATTCTCCTGTTAAAAGTATTTATCTTTTAAAGTGAGGGGCCGTTATGACCCCTCACCTTACTTATTATGCGCCGCTCAACTCACCGGTGTTAAGAACACGAACCGGAATGTAGATGAATTCAATTGCCTTAACAGGTTCAATTGCAACGTCTACCCAAAGTTCGTTTCTATCGATACGGGCTGGTGTGTTGTTTGACTCATCGCAAACTACAAGATAGTCATAGAGACCTCTCTTAGCGACTAGGTCGACCATTAGAGTTTCCACAACACCTGCAATCTGCTGTCTTGTAATCGAATCATTTGGTTCGAATACGAACGGACGAGCAGCAACAGTTAGCTGTCTACGGATATAAGCAATAAGTCTTGCAACGTTAATTCTGTCAAGTGCAGAATTTGATGCAAAGCTTGACTTGTTACCGTAGTTAAGCAATCCGTTTCCAGTGAAGAAGACCATTGGGTTAATCTGATTCACGTACAATACGTCACGAATACCGATTCTAGTCTTAATTACTTGGAATTCACCAGTTATTGCATCTAAGTAACCGATATTAGTTGCGTTATCAATGATGCCGCGACGAGTACCAGCTGGTGCAAACCAAGGATAAGCAACGTTGTCATTACGAAGAATTGTTCTGATCATCATGTGTGATGAAGGAACTGCAACTAAATTGCCATCCAAATCCGGTGCAATACCGCTTGGGTAGAATAGACCCATATAAGTACTGCGAGATACTAGCCCTTCTTCGCCAGTCGATGTTGCGCCAGCAGCATTAGTTGCCCATGCTTGAATTGCTGTAGCATCATCCGGGAGTCTCATTGGAGTATCACCGATAATGAATCCTGTTTCTCCACGGTCAGCGTTCAACACAATCATGTTAGGCTGAAGTTCAGGATAGTTGGGGCAAGCAATGAGGTTGAAAGTATTATCTTCATCACGAATTGCAGTGTTAGTGTCAACTGCTGATCTTAGTGCCTGAACTACCATGTTACGCTGTGCCTTACGACCCATATAAGGAGAACCGTTAGACTGTAGACCACTTGCCGTTACCCATGCATCCTTCTCTGTTGGTAGAGTTTCATCAGGGAAGGTGTCGTTGTTAAAGTAGTTTACACGATACTGCTTAACGTTATAGCCTGAACGACGAGTGTTAAACAGTAGCATACCTACCGGATACGCAGTGTTTGACGGAGCATCCAAATCAAGATAGTTGCTAGTTAGCAAGCTTGTGATTGATGGAATCGGATCGTTAGCTGGGTTCGTAGTTCCGTTAGTTGCCCAACGTGCATCAGCAAACAATACACCAGTAGAACCTGTCTGATCGGTGTTGTCAATAAGAACCCATCTATCAACAGTGTCTACTGACTGCCAACGATTGATGATTGGATAGTTTTCAAGATCACTTGTATCAATCCAAATATCACCGTATACGAGTGCAGTACCATCGCTCTGAGTCGTTGGTTCACTTGCGCTTACTAGTGGTCCGTTAGGATCAGTTGCATTAGAGCCGCTTGGCTGAGGGAAACCACTACTATCGTAATTGGTATTTTTATATCCGCGCCATCCTGCTGAAGTGTTGACCATAATATCAACTTCGTCAATTACTGAGAAGAACCAATTAGTATTGTTTACCGGAGCCTCAACCGGAGCACCTTCATTAGCGGTCATTTCAAACTCTACCCAGTTTGACAAGCAAGTAGAATACTCAAGTGCGCCTGAACCACTCTTATAAACGAGTTCTGTTACGTTACCGCTACTGACTGCATTAACAACACAAATCAAATCATTAGTAGGTGAAGCTCCACCTAATGCAGATCCTAAGAACGTTACCTCATCACCTACTGCATAACCACTTCCGTCATTTGCAAACGAAGTTGGATTAATCAAGTAAGTTTGATAGTAGTTTTGTACGTTAATCTGTAGACCAGTACCTACACCAGTAGTTGATGATGCCGTCGGTTGATAATTAGTAACTACGAATGGTCCTTCTTTAACACCGATTGTAGTTCCAATGATGAAGCCTGCTTCTTGAATCCAACCGTTACTGACTCCAGCGCCACTAATGTCTTCTAGAATAATGCAACCGCCCTCAGTGTGAGTAAGTTGCAACGCATCGGAATCTGTAACAGTACAAGTAGTGAAAGGAATTCCGGCAGCAGACCAAGCAGTAACAACGTCAGTTGTAGTAGCATTGTCTGGAATGGTCACTGTGTAAGTTGAGGACAGTGCTGATGTTCCTGGAATAGTAGTATTCACTGAAACAGTGTATGGTCCGTTAGTGAACGTTGGATTCAACACCGAACCAGTAATAACAGTTGGACCAGTTGCAATTCTTTCCCAATAATATACTGGTGCTTGTATGTAAGAATTAGGAACTACCCCGTTATAAATAGTGCCGCCGCTATTGAAGTAGTACTGTCCGTAAACAGTTCCTGCCGGAATATTTTTCCCGCCGCCTGCATCTGACCCAGCAATTGCTAGCCAATCTGAACGACTATAGCTTACTGTCTTAGGAACCCAAGAAGAAGTAGTAGAGTTCCACTCTGAAATTGCAGAGTCTAATCCATTGCCTGCAGCACCAATTTTGATCCATACTGAGCCTGATGGTCGAGGGGTAGTTTGTCCAGCTTGCCATAGTGGCTGCTGAGAAGCTACACCTAAAAACAGACTTGTTTCATAATAGGGGGTTTCCAAAATTCCTAAATCAGCCAAAAGTGTTTCTGAAGCACTTGATGCAGTAATGAACGGGACCGTATTACTATACTGTTGATTAAACTGTGCTGAATAGATAACAAGCTTGCCACCGATAACATCTGCTGAGATGAATGGATAATCAAATGCATTGATAGCTGCTGCCATAACGCTTACTGTGTTGTTTGGCGCTTCATCGACTTCGACTTCTAACACATATTGGTCGTTGATGTTAAGAGTCAATACATCACCTTCAGTCAATGTTGGGTCAGCCTCTGAAGCTTGAATTGTTGGCCAAGAATTAGCCCAGTCTGCTGATCCAATACGTACCCATTCATTACTAGGTGTCTTATAGAAGAACATTCCTGCAGTAGATGCACTTGGATAATCGTATGTAGGAATTGCAACAACTGCATAATCACCTATTTGTCCTACGCTAGGAATAGGAACATGACCGGTAACTTGATCAGCAGAACTGATTACGATTGGAGATTGTAATACAAACTGACCAGTTGTTGAATCGAATTCATAGATACCCCAAGTTGAAGTCGTAGTGTCGAGCCAGTAAGCACCGTTGTCTGGGTTACCAGTAGGACGTCCTGTTTGACCTACAAGACTTGCAAGATCAATGTCTGCTCTCATAGTGAATACACGGTTAGTAATACCTAGTGCAGAGTAAGCAGCAAGCAGACCGTATTCATTGAGTTCGTAACCCTGAATCGGTGTACCGTTTGTAGTTTCGTAGAAGAATGGAGTACCGTAGAGAGTGACTAGATCACGCTGGCTAGTAACCTGATAGAGCTTGCCGGCGTTAGCGGCTGTTGTGCCAACTGCTACTGCTGTTCCAGTAGGATCAGCTTTGTTTTGAGCAGTCGCAAGCACAATAAGAGGGATTGTGTTGGTTGGGGCTGGAAGATACTGAGACTCATCGATTACTGTAACTTCTACACCTGGAGATACTAGTGCCATATTCTTTTTTTCCTTTGTATGATTCTGAGGTTTACCACCTAAACCCAGAATACACTTCTCTGGGCTTGTAACTATATTTATAAAATAAATTAAAAAAGCTGGTATAGGGGGACCTTTAAAGGTAAAAATCAACTAAATAGTTGATGCCTCTACAACGACCAATCTGTAAGGAATGCAATAAGAACTATTGCGCTATAAACTATATCCGCAATGGTAAAACCTATTACCGACGCATATGTGATAACTGTGGGAAGAAGAAGGCTAAGAAGAAACCTATTGTACCCAGTTGGGAGAAGGCTGGATATAAAAAGAAACCGCACTGTGACTTGTGCGGCTTCAAAAGCTTATATCCTAGTCAGATGACTGTCTTTCACATTGACGGTGATTTGAACAATGTAGCATTCAGTAATCTACGAACCATATGTCTCAATTGCATCGAAGTCGTTAAGCGCAAAGAGGTTACGTGGAAGAGGGGTGACTTAACGGTTGATTATTGATTCCATCTGCTTGTGTAGATGGTCAATCATTCCGTTATTGTCAATGTGGTAATCGTAGTCTAGCCCAACACTGCTATATTCGCTAGCATGAACATTATGATTCTGTTCTAGCAGGTCTTTAAGATATGTTTTATCTTTGTCGTTATCCGCATCATTATGCAATTCTGCTATTACAAGCCAATCAGGATCCTTACCACGATGAGTTCTAAGAGTGATACCACCTGCATTCTTGATAGCGGCTACTTCGTTGCCGAACCGACAGTCAGTGATTACGATATCATCCTTAATGCCCTGCAAACGATTCTCTACGCTTGCTACCCAAATGTCATTATGAAAACTTTTGCGGGCAACATCTGTTCCCCACTGTTGTAGAACCCAGCGGGGAGTCAGATTGGGGATGCCCAATCGTTCTGCCCACCAAGTGTCAACTTCTTCTCGCCATTCTCGGCTGGCTTTAGTTGAGCCCTCAAGAAGTTCACGGTCCCAGTTAAAGATAACTGCAACAGCATCCTTAAGCGTGCCAGCAAAGCTCATACGCTTGAATCCGTGAAATGTGCAAAGATAGTCAGCGGCTGTATCTTTGCCGCTACCGATAAGTCCTGTTATTCCTATTATCATTCTTACACTATAACATAAGAAGTGAGTGTTGTCAAGCCTTAACCTTGTACCCAAGTGAGAGGCTGTGAATAATCTACGTAGGCTTTCAATTCCATTATCAATCGCTCTTGGTCTGCTTTGGATTCAGCCTTCATAGCAGCACCATTCAGTGACGTTCCGCCACCAGGACCTGCAATTGATTGAAACTTCTCACGAGCTTCACCAATGATGCCTTTAAGCACTGCTAGGATATAGTCGCCAATCCAAACCCCTGCGCCAGGATCCTGTAGCAATTCTAGTTCAGGACGCTGTACATCTGCCCAAATAAGAATGCGTTCGCCGGTTCCTTTGAAGTCTCTAGTGACCTTTAGCAACTTACTAACCGGGTTAAAGGTATATGTAAGATAACCACCAAACATACGTGCTGTAAGTTCTACGTAGCCTGCATAAAAATCGTATGTAGCAAGACCACCGGTATAGTTATAATTCAGTAGATAGGTATTGAGAATTGCACTTGAGAACGGGTCAAATGACGTTGAACTTGGACCTGTCTCAAGCCCTACTGTGCGTCTGAACAGGGATCTTACGTTGATGAATTCGCTGGGCAACGTGTATTCATACACGTTCTTCTGTACGGTGAAGAGAGTGTAGGATTCGATGTTAGCGTTTTGCGCTCTTTGGCGGTAAAGCTTGATAGCGTAGTTATATGCTGCTTCGTAGTGCTGAGGATCTAATTCTAGATCAACAATGTCGCCGCCCATACGTAGACGAAGGTTCTCAAAGAGTCCTTGCTTATACTCAATTAAGTCTTGATTATTTGGTGTCGCTAAAAGGTCTGCTGCCATGTTCGTTTCCTGTTATACTTTATTTATCAGGAAACGACCACGACCTCTATTCTATTGTACTTAAACTAACTGCTTACTTTTAATAACGCAATCAATAGCATCCTGTACAGTGATGATATAGTCTAGTTTTTCATCAGGTATCTGAACATTAAATTCTTCTTCTAGGCGCATTACAAGTTCAATTGCGTCTAATGCATCGCCCTTTAAATCCTCAATGAGACGATCTTTAGGATGTACTTTGCCTAAACCAAACTGTTCAGCGATAAGTTTTAAAATAGATGCTTCAAGCTTATTGCTCACAAGTCACCTTCTTTGCGGTTCTCGCTGTAGTGAGCATCAAACTCGCCACCTGGATAACGTGCTTCTAGCTTGCTCACATTTTCAGCAATAACATCGTTAGGGTCAAGACCGAGTGCGTTACAAGCGTTCATCCAATACCACATAATATCGCCTAGTTCACGCTTCATATGGAAGATGTTTTCTTCGTTGAGGGGCTTACCCTGAAAGAAAATCTTCTTCACGATTTCGTTGAACTCTCCACCTTCACTAGCAAGACCGATACCCGAAGTGAGTAGCAACGGGATATTAACACGGCTGTTGTTGTGTAGCTTACGAACATGCTCTACAAATGTTTCTGCATCCTTGCTAGGTTCCGACGCTACAGTAAGAACAAAATCTGCGTACTTGTTTAAATCAATTTGAGTTGTCATATATTTTCCTTTTAGAATGCTTTGAGGATGACCATATCAGCATTGAAGCGACCATTTGGTACAGCCTCAACAGCCTTGATCTCCTTGAAATACTTACGAGCAACGGGCTTACTACCCATCAACGCCTTAATCTGTTCAACGGGCTTGCGAAGCGTCTTCATACCGCTTTCTTTCTTGTCAAAGCCAATGATAGTATTGCCCTTGACCATCAGACACTTACTGTAAGCGTCTGCAACGTAGTGATGCATCTTACGCTTCTTAGTGTCATAGACCCAAGCTTCGGTGCTCTCATGAAGCTTAACGGGGCTTAGACCAGTAAGTTCAAGCATGAGTGCATCGTCCTTAAACGCCTTACAATACTTAAGACGAGCGACAATCTTTTCAACAGGTACAGCCTTCTTAGCACGAGGCTTCTTAGTAGCCTGCTTAAGACTGATGTAGCCATTCATTTCGGCGATAATGTCTTCGATAATCTTGATAGCGTAACGGATTTGCATCTTGCTATAGTGACTATAGCCCTCGTTCAACTGTTCACACTTGCCAGCTTGAACTTCAAGATATTCGTCAAGCAGTCGTTGATAACGCTTGATGGCACTAGCCATATGCTGCGGGAGAATATTACGAGTAGCCAGTGCGCCTACCACCTTCTTGTCAACGCTGAAATCCTTAGAGCAGCCCGAATCAATAAATTCGTCAAACAGTGCTTCAATGTCGCCAAAGGCTTCATCAGCCTTTTCACGCATGATTTCCTGAATGTTGACTACCTTCTTAGGCTTCTCTTCGCCTTCGGTTTCTTCTTTCTTAGCAGTGAGTGCAGAACCCTCAAGGGCAAGCGTCTCAATCCACTTAACGAGACCAGTCTTATAGCCATCTGGAACAAGATTAGGATTAACTTCAAGAAGATGGGCAGTAGCAGCCCAATGACTATACATATCAACCTTCCAATCGGGAAGACGATTGATCTTAGTCATTACATCCTTAGGAAAGTTCTGTTTGATATACTCCCTAACCTTGTTGCCGCAATCTTTGCGCTCAACATCATAGTGAGCAAAGAACCTAGCCTTATCCCAATTATCAGTGGGCATCAAGCTAAAGCGATTGACGCCGCGACGAGGGGCACGAGTAGTCTTCTTAGTAGACTTAGCTTTAATGATAGCGGGGCGGCGAGCCATATTGTATCTCCTGAATTATCAGCTTATATATCACTATACAACGGTAGGCTTGCAATGTCAAGCCTTAAGTTTATCAAAAATCATATTTTGGAGTTCGTTCTGTTCCTCAAAAGACAGATAAAAGTCAGTTGTTGGGTCCCAGTATGCGCCCTCCTTCGGGTCATAGTATGTTACTTGACCGTTTGGATAGAAGAAGGGACCTTCAAGACCCTTGCGCGGCTGATACTTAGTCTCACGGTCACGAAGAACACGATATCCCATACACTATCTCCTTGCTATAGTCTTCTTATAGCAGTTTTGGGTAACCGTGTCAACCTTTTTTTTCGATAAATAACTATATGCCAAAGTTAAGTTTATATCGTTCGAACAAACAAAACGACTATCGCTTTCTAGACAGAACGATAGCCGAACAATTCACTGTAGGCGGGACAGACCTATATATTCACAAATACTTAGGGCCAGCAACAGGTGATACTTCAACTGATTTTACTCAGCCGAACTATGATACGCTAGACCCATTGAACATTCAAGACTTGTTGTTCCTAGAAAATCGTGACAGAAAATACGATAAGGATATCTATCGTTTACGTGGTCACTACAACGTACAGAACTTAGACTTTGACTTAAGCCAATTCGGGCTGTTCCTGAATAATGATATCATCTTTATCACTGTCCACTACAACGATATGATAGATCTTGTAGGTAGAAAACTTATGGTCGGTGACGTACTGGAACTTCCGCACTTACTTGATTACAATCCACTCAACGAAACTATTCCAGTTGCGTTAAAGAGATTCTATCAAATTACGGATAGTAACTATGCAAGTGAGGGCTTTAGTCAAACTTGGTATCCTCACTTATGGCGTATTAAGTGTGAACCACTTGTCAACAGTGAAGAATTTACTGACATTCTTAAAGAGCCGATCAATCAAGACAACTATCTCGGTGATTGGGATAAGGATAGAACTTATCCACCGGGCTATACTATTGCGTTCGGAGACAAAATTTACGAATCAATTATAGAAGTTCCGATTGGAATTAGTCCTCCTAACCCAACATATTGGTTGCTAAAGGAAAATGATAGTTTGGCTAGTATTCTCTCAACCTATAGTAAGAACATCGCAATCAATGATGCTGCACTACGAGAAGCACAGAGGTTAGTACCCAAAGCAGGATACGATACTAGTAAGCTATATGTTGTTCCAACATACGGCGAGTACGAGTCAAACACCACACTATCCGGTAAGTATAATCAACCTGCGCCGCCAATTGATGTTAACACAATTCCTACAACTAGCAATACATCACCGTCTGGGCAGGTTGTCTATATGCGTAATCCAAAGTACAAATATGCAAGTGCAGGCATCAAAGTATCAAAAAATGCACTGCAATCTATTTGGGATATGACCGCAGACAGTGACCATATGTCAATGGATGACAAAATTAATAAATTCGTACAAGCAAGTTTAGAAATGGTCGAGCAGGCTCCAGAAAGAATCGGAAGTGGTTCTGGTTCAGTAGAAACTACTAAGCTATTATCAGTGCAATCGTTTGGCATCATCGACGGACCATACGGAACTGCTGATAATACCTATGCTACCGCAGATCAAAATCCTGAACTACCCGGATTCACCGGTGACATTACTCAGCAAATGGACTATCGTGCAGACTGTGATCCTAGATATCAGTTTATTGTTCGTTCGAGTCCTAGATCATTTGGTTACTCAGCAGGAATGCTTACTGGCGACGGTCAAGCACCTAATGGTTATCCGACTGGCGCCGGTATTGCGTTCCCGCAGAATCCACAAGTCGGAGATTATTTCTTACGTATAGATTATAATCCTCAGTTATTGTATCGTTGGGACGGTAGAATTTGGGTTAGAATCAGCGAGAATGTAAGAACAGAAACTGGATTCACTGTCGAGGATAAATCGCAACTATCAGGATTTATTAATGATCAAGAAGAAATCTATCTAAATAGTGAAGGAACATTTGTTCCGCAGGCACAGCCACTATCGTCGGTATTACAGCCGACGCTACCCCCTGTTCCCCCAGTAGTATAAAGAGATTTAATGGCACAGTTTTTCTACGATAATCAGATTAGAAGATTTCTAATTCAATTTGCTAAGATTTTTAGCAATTGGTATGTTACCAGAGGCAAAGATCCTAACGGCAATGATATCTTAGTTCGTGTGCCAATTATGTATGGTGATAGCAGTAGACAAGCTGCCACTATTATTGCTAATAACAGTGCTAGTAACTTGCCATCTGCCCCAATGATTACATACTATGTTAGTGGACTAGAGTACGAACAAAGTAGAACACAAGACCCATTCTTCATAGACAAAATGCAAATTCGGCAACGTGCAGTCAATCAAGATACTGGTGAGTTCGAACAGACCCAAGGGCAAGCATTTACGTTAGAGAGAATGATGCCTGTTCCGTACAAGCTGAGAGTTACTGTTGACTTTTGGACAACTAACTATCAACAAAAATTAGAACTAATTGAGCAGCTAGGCGTATTGTTCAATCCAGCATTAGATATTCAAAGCACTGATAACTTTGTAGACTGGACTTCATTGACAGTAGTGTATCAAGATGGGTTGACATTCTCAAGTAGAAGCATTCCACAAGGTACCGGAAATCCAATTGATGTTATGACTTGGAAATTCTATATGCCGATTTGGATTACAACGTCAAGTAAGCTTAAGAAGATGGGAGTGATTCATAAAGTTATCGCTTCTATTTTTAAAGGTAATGCTTTCCAAGATATGCAAG